ACCTTTTTAGACCCGATGCAGAATTTCTTACAAGGGAAGCTGCCCGAGCAGAAAAACTAAAAATTAGATTAGAAGAGTGTCAAGCACGTTACAACACAGTCTTTGAAAAGATCAACTCTGCTGCGGATAAAAAATAATGAGTCTTTATTAAATATTAATGTCATTCGCGATATTACCAGTATCCAATGACTCTAATTCTAAATCATTAACAAGAAGAATCAGCATGAGTATTTATATAAGAACACCTTACTTTTATATTATAGAACACAAAGAAACTAAGAAACAATATGCGGGAGCAAAATGGGCTGTAGATGCGCTCCCAGAAAATTTTATGACAGACGCTGGGTATCAAACTAGTTCTAGAACTGTACACAAAATAATTGCCAGTGAAGGCATAGATGTTTTCTTAGTTAAAGAAATAATTAAACTAGAAGAATTATTAATACCTTTTGGATGTCAAACTATAGATGAATATGAATCTTGGTTTCTTGAAACAAATAATTGTTGTACATCTGATATGTGGTATAATATGGTGCCACCTTGGACAGCTGCAATAGGAACTGAAGAATTTTACAAAAACATGCTAAGCAAATATGGAGTAAGACACCCTGGCCAGATGGATACTCATTCACAAAAAGTAAAAGCTACTTGTAACGCTAGATATGATAAAGATAGTTATTTTGAATCAGAAGAAGCAAAAACTAAATTGTTAGAGTATATTCATGAATTCGATGAGTCTGCAGTTAATGTGTGGCAGCTAGATCATATCAAAGAAAAAAGTAAAAAGACTTGTTTATCTAATCATGGAGTAGAATATCCAGCTCAGTCACCTATATTGTTTGCTAAAGGCAGAAAAACATTATTAGATAATTATGGTGTAGATAGCCCGATGAAATTACCAGAATTTAAAGATGCACATCGCAATTCATGTATTGAATCATTGGGTGTTGATAGTCCCATGAAATCTAAAAAAGTTATTTCAAAATATAAGGCTAATTTTCATGAAAAATATGGAGTTGGATTTCCTTCACAAGTAAAGTTTCATTGTGGTCAGTGCAATAAAACAAGCACTGGAATTAGCAATATAACTAGATGGCACAAAAATCATCAAAATGTGTCTATATTTTTAGCTAATGAAGTAACAGAAGTATATACTAAACATATGGAATACAATGATTAATCCTTATTTTACTGGAGCTACAGTTGGTCATGCTTCAGAACAAAATTTAATGGAATCTATGATAACTGAATCTATTCAGATATCTGGTATGAATGTGATTTACATACCTAGATCTCTGAATAAAGTTGATCAGATCTTTGGCGAAGACGTACTATCTTCATTTGATTCATACGCAGAAATAGAAATGTATCTAAGTGACTTCGCAGGCTATGGTGGTCAGTCTGAAATGCTAGCTAAATTTGGTATGCAAATTCAAGATACTGCATCATTTTTAGTATCTCGTAGAAGATACGCAGAAACTGTAGTACCTATTCTGCCAGATTCTAGAAATACTAAAGTAGTCTGGAGACCAAATGAAGGCGATTTAATTTTTATTCCTAATTCTAAATCTTTATTTGAAATTATGTTCGTAGAGGATGAAGAACCGTCAGCATATCAGTTGAACAAGAAGTACGTATGGACTCTGCGTTGCGAATTGTTCCGTGCTAACAATGATAAAATATCTACAGGTCATACTGAGATCGATGAAATATTTGGTATAAATATGAATAGACTAGACATGTCTATTTTAGATGAATCTGGATTCCATTTGTTAACTGAAACTGGTGGATACGTTTTATCAGAAGACTATGAAGTGTCTAAAGAATACGATGATTCTCGTGGCTATGGAGAAAATGCTGCGATCAAAAAAGAATTTTTAGAAATTATGGATTTCGATCAAAACAATCCATTCAGAAGTTAATTTATGCTGACAAGTATACCGTTTTATTTTTCTACGACACGCAATCTAGTAATTGCGTTTTGTGGGCTGTTCTCTAATATTTTTATTAGAAACTTTGATGCTGACGGAGTTTCTAAAAAGATCGTTAATGTTCCTATTTCATTTCTGTCTAAAGAAAAATTCTTGATTAGACTTCAGCAAGATCCGGGTCTTAACGAAGATGTGCAGATTAATCTTCCTAGACTATCTGCTGAGATAGTAGGTATCGATTATGATACGGCTAGGCAGCTAAATAAAGTTCATAAGAATGTCAGCAACGTTAGCGTAAGAACTGTATACACATATTCGCCAGTTCCGTATAACATTACTTTTAATCTGTATTCGTACACACGAACCGTCGAAGATAATCTTCAGATCATGGAACAGATTCTTCCATTCTTTACACCAGATATGAATCTGTCTATTAAGATGATGAAAGAACCTTTGCTCGTTCAAGATGTTCCACTCATATTAAATTCAGTAAGTAATGATGACCAGTATGACGGCTCATTTGAAGATTCTAGAACAATTATTACGACATACAGCTTTACCATGAAAGCTTATTTCTATGGGCCTCTATTAAATCATAATGATCCAGAAAACCATTTTGCTAATAATGGAGATGCTCAAGTAATTAAACAAGTCAGTGTATCTGTAAATTCTGCTTCTAAATATTCTGCAGTCATCGATCCATTCTCTGCTAAAGAAACAGATCCTTACAACATCAATGAGAACTGGGAACTAACCATACCTGACCCAGCAGATCCTAGATTATGACGACTCCTAAAACTGAATTATCTCTTTCAAATATTTTTGATGTAGAACTACAGTCTACAGACAAACCTTTAGCCGAATTAGAAGCAACTGCTAAAGCTGCAGAGATAGACTCGCTCGAACGCCAAAGAGAATATGTTAAATCTAATCTAGTAAAGATTATTGAACGTGGAATGACGTCCTTATCAGATCTGAATTGTATTGCTAATGCCTCAGAAAGATCGCGTGATTTTGAAGTACTTTCTACTTTGATGAAAACACTAGTAGATACTAATATCGAATTACTGAATGTTGAAGTAGCTCATAAACCGAAAATAGACGTGAAACAAAATGCTTCACAAGAAGCAACTACCATAAACAATAATACTGTTTTTGTCGGTCAGACTAAAGATTTAGCTGCATATCTAAAGTCTCAGACATTCGAAGGCTAGATTAAATAAACAGACACGTTAAACTTTATAGATGGAAACAAATGGATAGCACTACAAGAGAAAAATATTTGGCCAACGAGATTTTAAAAATCGGCGATTTGGTAGAAGATTCTGCATCTGGCGCACAACTAAAAATTTTAGATCGCGGCTCTAATTATATTACAGTCGAAACTACATCTGGCTCTGTCACTAAAAAGTGGTTGAGCGACGTAATCGCTGGTGATAAATTAGAACAGGCTCCAGATTTCTTAATGACTGAAACTGGCCAACTAAAAATGTTTGGCTATGAATCTAAGTTATTCGACGAATATATTACGCACGAGCTCATCGAGCAATTCTCTGAATTTGATGATTTATATTCTAAACATCAGATTGTTAAGCTGTTAGATTCGGCTATTATTGAAAAAAATCTAGATCGTAAATACGAACTTTTTGAAAAAATCTCTGCGTTCTATATTAAGCATCAGATCGAAGAACCTCTAATTATCGAAGGCTTTAAATCTGAAATTGAGCGCATGCGTTTAGCGCAGATTATTGCAGTTGTCGCAGGTACTGAAGTAATTAACAAATCAGCTTATCAGACTATTAAAGCAGCTGTAGTAGAACTACGTAAAAAATATACAGAAAAGAAACAATGGCTAGTGTTATGGCCATTTTTCGTATTAGTTCATAATGCAGGTATCTCTGGCATTATTAACACTCTGCCATTTAAGTTTGATATGGCACAAGTGAAAGATGATCCTACACAGAAGCCATACGATGCTAAACTTACTGAAGATCTAATTCAGTTGTTCGAAGATAATCTAGATGAATTAGTTGAATCATTTGAATTAGATGATATCACAGAAACATTCTCAGAAGACGAATACACAGAAGATCTATTAACTGAAGAACAGCTTGACGAAGTTCTTTCATTTACATCTAGACTAAGTCTTGGTCGTAAGCTAAAGACTCGTGAAACTACTTTAGGCATCAAGAGAGCAAGAGCTCTGACTCATGGAGCTACTACTGCTGTCTTAATGTCTAGAGCTAGACGCATGGCAGAAACTATGCTTAAGCGCAGAATGTTCCGTAAAGATCCTACTCAAATGACCAGACAAGAAAAAGAACGTTTCGAAAAAGGCGCGTCACGCCGCAAAATGTTAATTGCTAGACTGGCGCAAAGATTGGTTGGCAAAGTAAGAACTATTCAAAACGATAGAATGCATGCTCATAGTTCTAATGCTCCAGTTCAACATACAGCAGTTCATACTAACATCGGGGCAGACTAATGAAATCATTTCTAGAATATCTGGCAGAAGCTGCTGAAGTAGACGGTAAACTAAAGCACCTCACTCATATTGAGGATATGCATTTAGATCATGGCAAAGAAGGATTTGAACATGCCGTTGGTGCTCTACATAAAACTAAAGAACATGTAGAATCAGGTAAAGCTGATAGTTCTCTCACTACTAAAATCGACGGAAGCCCAAGTCTGGTACTTGGCAAACATCCAACTACTGGTAAATTCTTTGTTGCATCTAAATCTGCCTTCAATAAAGATCCAAAGA